TATGAGGGGTACAAAGTTTGAAAACATGAAGAATATGGCGATCGCCATCTTATTAGGCTATATCGCCGCCACATCGCTTGAATGGCGTGATACGTTCTGCAAGATCGGAGGCGGCTATATCGTGGCTCAAATCATTTGGGTTTTTTTGGTCGCTTACGATGAACTGCTGAGGAAACGCCGCCATAGCAGAAGGAACCACAAAAGAACGGCGAACATGTAGGGGGTACAGTCCACACATTCGCCAAAAGGGCCACCGACGGTGGTTACCATGATTATATACGAAAGGGAAAACAATGGAAAGACCAAAGATTTTTGTAAACATTAATGCCGAATGGCACTATGCGCCGGAAGAACCGGAAAGAATCGGCACGTTCTGGGCCGTAACCAAATACGGCGATCTGAACCCGAAGATGTTCACGCCGGAAGGCGGTTGGAACACATACGAGGATGACGGAATCGTCGAACCGAACCCGGATCGCGTAGAGTGGGCAACCGATTACATTCGTGCGTGGACTTACGACAAGCTCATCGCCGCGGAATTTCCGAGCATGGAGGTGGACGAATGAACAGTCTTAAAGAGAACCTTTTAGACGAGGTCAAGGAAGCCTTTGACGACATCACGACGGAAATCGCAGTGCTCCGGGATGCTGTCGAGGAAGATCGCATCAGCCGCGAAAACATCGTCGCAGAGCTTAACCGACTGGAGGAAATGCTGACATGAGACAGCCGGAACCGTGGGTCTACGAAGAGGCCCGACAGGAAGAGTTTGAGGAATGGGCCAAGAAACGCCCATGGTGCCAAGTCTGCGATGAAGTTATCCAGGATGAAACCTGCTACGTCATGGAAGAGAACGACAAGATTAACTCTTGTATTTGCAAAAAGTGCATGGAGGAAGAATTCAACCTCATGCGGAAATCAAAAGTTAGCGTATATCTACGTGAGGCGCTTGCCGAGCTGGTCGAATACCAGTGTGAGCAACGGACGCCGGAATTATAGAAAGGGGTATATATGGCATTGCCAGTTCTTATCATGGGGCAATCTGGCTCCGGAAAAACATTCAGTTTGAAAAACTTCAAACGGGACGAAATCGGGATCATATCGGTTGAAAAAGGCCGGCTTCCGTTCAAGTCTGATCTGAAAGTGGTCAGACTGCCAAAGTACGAAAACAGCGCGGACATTAACACTTATGCACAGGCCAATGCTGCAAAGTATTCATGGATCATGAACGCGATCGCGAAGGCAAAGACAAAATCGATAGCAATCGACGACAGTCAGTATCTGATGGCAAACGAGATGTTCGACCGCTCCGGAGAGAAGGGTTACGACAAGTTTACCGACATAGCAAAGAACTTCCGGAATCTGATTCATTTCATCAATGATCTGGATCAGGACGATAAGATTGTTTACTTTCTGCATCACACCGAAATCGGCGCTGATGGCAGAGAAAAATGCAAGACGATTGGGAAAATGCTTGACGAAAAACTCTGCGTGGAAGGATGTTTCGACATTGTCATTCACTGCCAAGATCATGAATTTTACACGCAGGGCGACAAGACCAGCACGGCAAAGTCTCCAGAAGGGATGTTCGAACCGAAGATTCCGAACGATCTGAAGGCAGTAGATGCGGCAATCCGCGAATACTACGGAATGGGGTGAAGGGATGCTTTATAGTGTCGATTTTCTTACAAGCGTTCGGAAAAAACGCGGGATGACACAAGAAGATCTTGCACAGGCTTTACATACGACAAAGCAAAATATCAGCCAATATGAGCGCGGCTTGCGAAAGCCGAAAGTCAAGACGCTGTTTGCGATTGCTAAAGCGCTCAACATGAAACTTTATGCCGACAACAAAAACGAAGAACTTTATTTCATGGAGGATTAATAATATGCAGAAACCGAACAATTATGACAGCACCCGCACATCTGACGAATTCACGCCTATCAATCCCGGCGGCCATCACCTCATCGTTAAAAAGGTCGAGGAATCCAAAACGAAAACCGGCAAGGACATGATCATTGTCGCTTTCGATATGGCTCCGGGTGATTCGCAGCCGAATTACTTCACAGAAATGTTCGCGAATGACATCCGCCCGGATAAAAAATGGCCCCGTGCTGGTCGTCAGTATATCGTCGTGACCGATAACGACGGCAACACTTCCCGGTCTTTCAAATCTTTTATCACATGCGTTGAGAAATCCAACAGCGGCTTTAATACCGTTTGGGGTGATACGTTCGCGGCTCAGTTCAAAGGCAAACGGATCGGCGGCGTGTTCGGCCTTGTAGAAAACGAATACCAGGGGCGCGTAACAAAGCGGTGCGAGCTTCGTTGGTTCTGCGAGGATGCCAAAGCAGACAATGCGAAAGTTCCGGATCTGAAAGCCCTTCCCAATACAAACCGCATTGTGAACGCCCCGTCTTCCGATGACTTCGTTTCCGTTCCGGACGGAATGGCCGATGAAATCCCGTTCTGATGGTTATTCAGATTGACAGCCGTGAACACAAATGGGAGCTTGCGCGGATCCAGAGGCAATTAACCGCTGCAGGATGCAAAACCATAGTTTCTAAGCTTTATGTTGGTGATTACCAGTCATTGGACAATCCGCGGCTGATAATCGACCGCAAAAAAGATCTTTTAGAGCTATGCGGGAATGTGTGCCAGCAGCATGAACGATTCCAGAAGGAACTGGTCCGCGCCATGGATGCCGGAATCCAAATCATCATCCTGTGTGAACACGGCGAAGAAATCAAGTGCCTTGAAGATGTCTATTTTTGGGATAATCCACGGCTCAAGGAATCCCCGAAGGCAACGACAGGAGAGAGCCTTTATAAATCCCTAATGACGATCAAGAACAGATACAATGTGCGGTTTGAGTTCTGCACGAAGAAGGAAACCGGAAGCAAAATCATGGAGCTGTTAAACGATGGCGAAGAAAGACAGAGGGTGGATAAAACTTTATAGGCAGATTTCAGATTCTTATATCTGGACAGCCAACGAGCCGTTTGACCGCCGGAGCGCCTGGATCGACCTGCTGTTGATGGCAAATCATGAAGAACGGTCCTTCTTATTAAGGAACGGAAAGAACCAAACAGTACAGGAAGGGCAGCTATTTACAAGTACCGGGCACCTGGCTGAAAGATGGCACTGGAGCCGCGGACGGGTGAATCGCTATTTAGCACTACTTTCCGAACAGGGTATGTGTAAGGTCAGCGGTACACCGAGCGGAACACTCCTAACCATTGTAAAATATGGCGATTTTCAACATTCGTGGACAGCCAACAGAACAGCCAACGGTACAACAGACGGTACATCGGACGGTACAACAGACGGTACACGAACAATAACTAATATACAAGAACTATATAACAAGAATGTAAAAGAAGGCGCCGAAGCGCCGAATGATTCTGGAGGGTACACGATTGAATGACACGATCAACGAGGAGCAGCTGCGAAAAGCGCTGAACATCTTAAAGCCTGCCGGAACATTATTTGAAGTTCGGGCATTAAGGAAATCTCCGACCAAGAGAACGCTTAGCGGTTACTTCCGGGATGTCGATACGGCTGTTAAGGCGATTATGGACGCGGATCTGCGAGACATGACAGTTTACTTCACATTGAATGAACTGGATCCGGCGTGCTACAGCCGAAAACAGAAAGACCGCATGATTATTCCGGAGAACACGACAACAGACACAGACATTACTCTGTACAACTGGCTGTTTATAGATCTTGATCCGGTACGAATCGCCGAAGTGTCATCTTCGGACGCGGAACTGGAGAAAGCGCGAGATCTTGGGCGAAAGATTTTCAAGTATCTGGAAACATTAGGATTTGAAGAACCTGTCGTTGGAATGTCCGGAAATGGTATCCATCTTCTTTATCGGATTTGCCTTCGGAATACTCCGGAGCATCACGAACTGATCCAGCGGTGTTTGAACGCCCTGTCGCTGATGTTCTCAACGGAAGAAGTCAAAGTTGATACGGCAAACTTTAACCAGTCGAGGATTTGCAAGCTTTACGGCACACTGGCTCAAAAGGGATCCGGAACGGATGAACGACCGCACCGCATGTCTTATATCATCAGCGCACCGGCAGAAATCAAGCAGACAAAGAAGGCTTATCTTGAAACGCTTGCCAACATGCTGCCGAAACAGGAAAAGCCGCAAGCCTATAACCGTTATATGCCGGATCGCTTTGATGTACGCGCATGGCTGCAGGAGCATGGCCTTTTCGGTAAGGAAATAAACGCGGGTGATTATACGAAGATCGTTTTGGATGAGTGCCCATTCGATCCGAGCCATAAAGCACCGGACAGCATGATTACTATCGGCAGCTCCGGAGCGATCGGCTTTAAATGCTTTCACAATTCATGCCAGGGCAAAACATGGCGTGATGTTCGGCTGAAGTATGAGCCGGATGCTTATTCAAAAGGCGCGGACGATGACCGCATAGACGCAGGATGGGCACAACACAAATTGCACAATCGGCAGAAGGATATTAACTATTCAGCCGAGGAAGCGCATGGACCGAAGTTCCAGACCGCACGGCAAATCCTTGATGCTCCGGAAGAATCGGAAGATTTCATTCGGTCCGGCATTGAAGGGATCGACAACCGGCTGAGAGGCTTAAAAAAAGGGTTCGTGTCTTTGCTGTCCGGATTGCGCGGTGGTTCTAAGTCCACATTGCTGACGGAGATTGCGCTTTCCGCGGTCAATGACGGGAACAATGTAATTGCTTATTCCGGGGAGCTGACGGCTAAAAACTTCATGCGCTGGATGAACCTTCAAGCGGCAGGAAAAAACCATGTGCTGCAGTCCGCACGATGGAATAACTATTATTACGTTTCCGATGAGGATCAAGACAAGATTGCCGAATGGTTAGGAAAGCATTTCCTGCTCTACAACAATGATTACGGAAATAATTACACTGTTTTCCGGGCAAGCCTTGAACAACAGATTGAAGAGCAGAAGACAGACCTTGTCATCCTGGATAACTTGATGTCGCTGAATATTCGAGATCTCGCAAACAATGACAAGTACGCGGCGCAGACAGAATTTATTACGGATCTGCAGCGTCTGGCCAAAAGGACTCTGACGCACATCATATTTGTGGCACATCCGCGAAAAGCGCAAGGCTTCCTAAGGCTTGATGATGTATCCGGCACGGCTGATCTTGCGAACCTGTCCGACAATGCGTTCATTATTCACCGCAATAACAACGACTTCCAGCGTCTGACTAAGGACATGTTCAAATGGACCGAAGACAATCCCGTTTATTCCGGGACAAACATCATTGAGATCGCGAAGGACAGAGACATGGGCACACAGGACGTATTTATCCCGCTATGGTATGAGCCGGAGAGCAAACGCTTGAAGAACGCTCCGGCTGAAATGATTCAGTACGGATGGGACACGTCAGACGGCTTTATGTCCGTGGACATGGAAACAATTCCATTTTGAGGTGGTCGGATGGATGAGAAATTAGTTTATGCAAATCAATTTACAAATGCCATTTGGCAATTCTTCAAGCAGCACGCCGACGTCAAGGACACGGACGAATATTGGGCCGGCGTCGTAGCCGATGCGGAGATTCTGGAGCAGAGATACGGCAAAGGCAACAGACACATGCACAACATCATCTTGGAAGTGCTAGACGCATTGG